ACATCAGTTTAGTGAATGGTACGAGTCTCAATGTTGAATGTAACGATGCAAAGGTGCTGTTGATAAAAAGTGACCGACTACTTATCAAGCAACAGATTGCACCTTCTTGATATGCACTTTCAGTTCATTGAGACAGATGACAGCGACCCAATACCAGTTGATGATCAGGCCCTCTCTCATGCGCTGAAAACTGGTGAATTTTACCATCCAAATAGCGGCGAATTGGTCGACAATTTTAATCATCATTTATTTCCTTATTTCACTCCTACCGATGCTTTGGAGCAACTGCATGAGTGAAGCTAATTTCTCTTTAGCCTCATTAGAGGTTCTAAGTCAGATCGATCCTGAAGTTAAGGGGTTTCTCAAGCGGAAATTTGCTGCCACTAATGATGATTTCATCAATCAGCTTTATATAGATTTAGATGATGCAATGTATGTACTGGAGACTCAGAAGCATATGTATCAAGGCAGCCAATGGGGAGAAGACGAGCTCACATCTGTAATAATCGCTTTCTTAAAGGGCAGAAATTATGATGCTGAGCACGACACACAGCTAGGTGGTCATATCGATATCTTGGTTAAGCACCAGCTTGGAAGGTTTGCTTGGATCGGAGAAGCAAAGTTATGGAATGGTCCGGCTTACATTTTTGGTGGCTGGAATCAGCTCAATGAGCGGTATGGTACCGGGACAGTCAGAGATAATCACGGTGGCATAATCATTTATGTAAAACAAAAGAAATCAGGAGATAAATTCTCTGCCTGGCGTGAGCATTTAGCTGAAAATGTTGCAGGAGCAACCATCACTCTTGACACGACAAATGCACTCCGTTTTTCTAGTGAAACTTTGCATCCTGCAACAAGTCAGCCATATTTTGTTAGGCATATGGCCGTATCCTTATTTCATGCTACAGGTGATTCTGATTAACTATCCATATCGAGTGTTACATCTAACATAGATAGGCAACCGTCAATAAACCCTTCAGCCATCTGTATCTCTATGCGTACCAATTTCTCATCCTTCCCACGCACCTTTGCAATCTTACGCTTGGATATTCTGTATAAATAATGTGCCACAAGAAGCGAATGCTCATCAGGCCTTTTTTGCTTTAAACGAGCAAGACACCCCTCAACAATTAATGCGTCATTATCAGAACAAGCCACACGTGTCTTACAGGTATAGGGAAGAAGCCCTTTAAACCCAGCAGCTATAGGCGAATAGTCCACTCCTGAGCTATCACTCGCCGCCCATCGCCCCCCAACGCTCAAGAACCATCTGAATATCACGCATCAACTTTCTCCACCAAATCAGGCCAGCACGCCAATTGCCAGCGCGCGATCGATAAAACGAAATATCAACTCCAGTTGAGAGCCGTATTTCTCTTCGAATGCCACGGTGTCCGCATGTAACTCATTATGATGCGTTCTGCACAACGGCAGCACAAAGAGGTCATGCGCCTTTGTTCCCATCCCTCCCTGACCGTGGCCTATCAGGTGGTTCGGATCATCCGCCTGCTTCCCGCAGCAGGCGCACGGCTGGGATTTAACCCAGCGGGTATATCTCTCATTGACCCATCGACGGCGTTTCGGACGTAACATGAAGCTTTCCGGCGATTCCGGATCAACCCTGAGTGCCAGTACCTTTTTTCGCCTTATCCTGTACAATGCTGGTGGCCGGCACCGAGGGAACAATTTCACTTTCACGGGTAGCTGACTGGACAATTGCCTTCGGCATCCTTAATGCTTTTCTCGCAGCGCTCTCCGGTAAGACTTCTGCCAGGTCATTGCGTACCATCCACCAGCACAGTTCCGGGAGAGTAACTGCGTGCATATCGTCAAAACCCAGATCACGACAAACAACCGATAAAACCCATTTTGTCGTATTCTCCACAGCTATTGACTCCAGCCGTTCCGTAAACTGTTCGCGCAGCAGGTTATCGCAGTGCCAGCACAGTCGGATTGCTCCCGGAGCGTGGCGCATGGTTGTCATCTGTTCGCTGTGCCAGTCTGAATGCGGCCACTGACAGCCATTCCCCCGGAGTAGCCAGCTTTCCAGACTATCAAGACCACCAGCACGATAAATAACCGACTCATTACGGAACACATCACGAACAGCAGGGTCATCCGCCAGCGGCTGTGATACCGCCGGGACCGCGCCGCTGGCGAAAGATGAATATTGCTCCGGCTCTGGTTCAAGCAGAACACGCCCCTGCATAAACAGGGGCATCAGTTCCGATCCCGGCCTGAACAATACAACTCCCATACGAGGAGCAATTTCAGGGGTCAGTAATGCTCTCACGATCACCTCAATGAACGGTATCGAGCAGCTTCAGCAGCTCAGGAAATTTGGACTCGAAGAAATGCGGCTGCGTCTCGCGAGAGTTTGCCGGGCTGGTGATGTTTTTGCCAAACATGCTGCCTTTCGCCGTCAGCGACCAGAATTTTTTAATGCCGTTAATCGCGGAGCGACTGTAACGCTCACGATGTTCAACAACACCCAGCTTTGCTAACTGCTGATACGCCTGATTAGCCGTCATCCGGATACCATGCTGTTTTAACAGCGCGCTCAGTGCCAGTGTCGGACAACTTGAACCATCCGGCGCGCCAGCCGGAGCATCAATGGCATATTGTGGCGCCAGGTTAGGTAGTCCCACTGCCTCCTGGAGTTTCTGGCACGCGCCCAGTACCGATGAATTGGACAGGTTTAACTCTTTGCGCATAAAACCCAGCAGAATCACCCCCGCCTGCATCTTATCGGCAGCCATACCAGAAGATGTTTGTGGCGCACTGGTAATCCGATCGAACGTGCGGATCACCTTGAGATGGAAAGACGGGCTGATCCACATTGCATAAGCAAACACCAGTTCTTTGCATACGTATGTACCTTGTTCAGCACCACCGCGAATAGTATTTACTGGAGCACGTGCCAAACTTCGGGTATCACTACCGCCCTGAAAAAATCTAACTGATTGATTTTGTTCCGAGGATGGAATTCCGCCCTCGGTGAAAAGTTGCTCAATCAGCTCACGGGTTTGCTTATTATCAAGCCAGTACTTGGGACGGTATTTCTGCTCTCCACCCGCAGCCCGGTGCAAATCGTTAAGACAATAGCGCCCATGAACGTCGCGGCGAACTTCGATACCATCAATGACCATTAAATTATTCATGCTTCTTTCTCCATTTTCAGGCGGCTGCACCCGCCCCTGTTTCAAATTTCGTGATCGTGATTTCTACCTTCCCCTTCGGGAAAACTGGTCCCCACTCCACCAGCATTCTCTTTACCTGGCTGTCGTCCTCCCAGACTCTTGCGTGAGTCAGTGCGTCGAACAGCGCTTTGTTGTAATTGTCCAAATCCCTGATCCGCTTATCTGGCGGATACAGGATGATTTCTACCGCTGCTAGTTCAGTCGATGGCTTCGGGAGACGTCGTAATTGCTCAATGATCGCCACGCAGGCAGCGCTCTGGTATTTACGGCCATCAGCGCTAATGAGGTGACGACCGGCCAGCGGCCCCTTGTTAGGGGCGCGCCAGTAAGTGTTCACGCTCGGAGGAAAAGGCAGGATCAGTTTCACACGGCCTCTCCCCGCATATTGCAAACAAGTTCAGAAGCTGCAGTAATGATTTCGCTGGTGGCCGTTCGTTCCAGCCAGAGTTGATTAATGTTGGCTTTCAGCTTGTTCTGCTGTAATGCGCCCAGAGAATCCGCCCCCCTCAACCTGGTTGAACACCAGACCAACCTCAAGCGGCCAGATACGCGAATCCACATCAGGTAATACTGCTGGCGCTACAATGGGTTCTTCTTGCTCTGGAACCGTGGTGGCTGGTGGCTGAACCTTTCCCGCAGCAAATTCGACCAGTGACATAAACGCCTTCCCTTTTTCCTCCAGTTCGGTACGGCTGATGTAGCTGAAATGCTCGCCGCGCCAGGATTTATCGAAGATTGCAATGGCGCCAGCAAAGAAAGCACCAGTGGGTTTCTGCTTATTGTCCGCAGGAACAAACCACACTGGGAGATCGAAACCAATACGACCGCGGATAAACATGATGTGGTCAGCGTCTTCCGGCCACCACGTTTCACTTGTCGCTGCTTTAATGAGGAACACGTAACGCCCACCCTTTTCACGCATCGCCATTGTGTGATCCATGATGTGGGTCATGCCGGTGATCGCCTGCTTCTCGTGGTACTGAGAGCGGCTATAGGGTGGATTACCGAATGCGGCCCCGCCGATTGACTCCAGCATTTCAGCCCAATCTTGTACCAGCGCGTTATCATCGGCGGTGTACCACACAGGGCTCTTAGCGTTATCGTCGTCAGCAAAGAGATCCAGCGTTAGGGGACCGAACATCGCATTAATGCCCCAAAAAAGCAGGTCTGGTGTCCGCCACTGATCGCCGACTTCTTTCAGTTCGTGTGCTGATTTGCTGCGCAGTTCTGCCAGCGCCTGGCAATATTTATTGCTCATTAAGACCCCACATAATTCCCTGACAGATACCACTCACTACCTGATGCAACATACTTTCTGCTCTTCCGCAAACACCGTTCACGGCGCGCCAGAAAGGCGCTACGTTCCGACGGGATATGACTCTCCCGGAATGCCTCCATCCATACCGTAGCTGCACGACGGAACAACCCTCCCGACTCCAGTGTTTCTGCCTGACGTATCAGATGCATAATCACCTGCGGGTCGTTGGTTCCGACATAACAGCTCCGCACAGGTTTAGTCCCGATATCTGGCTCCTGATCCGGCTGTATGTCTGTCTCAAGAGCAAAATGCCTGCGAGTTTTACCTTCAAAGCGATGAGCAACACGCCCGCACTGGCGTAACTTACCTGCCGACTGCAGGACGCTTTTACGCGGGAAATCTGCAAAAGCATTCGCTATATCGCTGGAAGTACATCCCGGATGGGATTCAATGAATTTCTGAACGTCTCCCATAAGACTCATATCACCCCCTGAACCCTGTCGGGATCTGGCTGTAATCCACATTCCCGTAGCTGGATTTGAACATCGGATCTTCACGGTTTTCGAAACGTCCGCCGATGGGCGTGGACAAACGCAATGACAATTCATCCCACTTTTCCCGGAGCTTTGAGGGGCTGAGAATGTTACGGCACCAGAACGGATCACGGCTGACCCGGCTGTACATTTCGCAGATCTGTTTGTGGGTACGCCCGTCCTGAGCACACATCAGGCGAATTTCATTTGCCCAGACGGTCCAGTTAGGTTCCTTCGGACGAACCAGCTCGCCGTCACTCTCCGCAGCCTGTTCGTACAGCGCGATGATTTTTTTCCAGATCCACTGAGCGCAGGTCAAATCGTCCTGCGTTCCCCACTGACGCTTTTTAGGGCTCAACACAGCGGCATCCGGATGACGGGTTAAAAAACTCCTGGTCTGTCATCTGCTGGTCCGGTTGCGAAGCGTCCGGACAAGAAGGGGTTTTATTAACTTGTGGATCTTGTTTTGATTTTACTGACGGATCCCCGCCAGATTCTGACGGGTCAAAACCGCCGTTTTTGCCAGATTTCGACGGGTCAGATTTTGATGGGTCAGATTTTGATGCGTCAGATTCTGATGGGTCAGATTTTGACTGGTCAGGATCTGACAGGTGAGCAAATGCAGCCGCCTGCAGCTTTGCCACATTTAGCTGATAAACATTGGAGGCATTACGGTTTCCCTGACGTCTGGCTTTACGTGATAACCAGCCGTCAGCTTCCAGTTTTGCTATCGCCGTTCTGACTGTACTTACCCCGGCCCCAAGCTGACGAGAAATTGTCTCAATGGATGGCCAGCAGACCCCTTCGTCATTGCTGAAATCAGCCAGGCGAGCCATGATAGCCACACTGGATAATTTCATTCCCGAAGCTGCACAGGCATCCCATACATAGCCTGTTAATTTAGTGCTCATGCAGCACCTCCGAGATGCTTCATGTTTTTGCCGGAACGAAAGGCAATAAGAGGCATGTTGACGCGGTAATTACGCCCAAGAGGCTCACAGACAACCTTCTGACATTCGCGATCGACCAGGCTAATACGCAGAACGTACCCTTCTGGTGTGCTGTACCACTGTCCTGGACGAGGGCAATGAAAACGTTGGCTGGTGAACCGTTTAAAAATATTCCGGATCATTTGCGCCCCCTTACCTCTGAACGGTTCAGTGTCATATTGATAAGGCTCGCAAGCGCCGCAGCGTCATTGATGCGATCGTGCAGGCTGACAGCCAGCGGAGATTCCGCTTTTTCCAGCATGGGATAAAGCTGCTGTAACCAGACCTGATGAATGGATGAAATGTAGGAATAGAGAACGCTGGCATTATGTGCTGCATCGCTCAGCACCGACGGCTTTGAAAGCTGTTTCTCCATCTGGTTAAAGGCATTGATGTATGCCTCTTTGAATTGGGCGGCGCGTTTGCCCGTAAAGCCCATAGCAAGGAAAGCAAAGCCGTCGCGGGTTATTTGATAGCAAGGTAGTTTGCGGCCTGATGCGTCGATGTACTCACTGAGCTGAAAATTCAGCTCAGTAAATTCGGCAGAGCATTCAAGAGACGCAATTTTTTGAATGACATTTTTGTGTTGTTTGCCGAAATAACTAGCAACAGCCAGAGAAGAAGTAACAACTTTGCCTGCAATAATGCAAAGTTCAGGTTGTACTAAGGCAGGGATCGTAGCCATGATGGCAGCCTCCGATAACAGTGAATTACCTTCACCACCGGAAACGCCAATTTCGCTGGTGGTGAACTGAACGGGGTTGGCGTAACCGGCGTTATCGGAAACCGGCGCACCTTTCGGTGCCCCCGTCCAGCCCACCATAATTTTGGTGTGCGCAGACGCAGACGATAAAAAAAGACGCTGGCGCGTCATATATCGCCGATAACATTTCCAGGACGCCAATCCCGGCACCCGTTTTTATAAGGTGCCTGAACAGTGTAACGTCCCGGAATGACAGAATCAATGTGCTGGTGGTCCTTCACACTCAACAAAATCACGCCTGAATTTCCACAAAGGACTAAAGCACTCATGCGGGTAGTCTTTGCGAAGATAGATAACACGCTGTGTTTCTGGTTCCCAACGAATAACATGAACATAAAGCCCTCTTCCGTCACGAAACCAGCGGTTAAGTTCCTGCACAACTCGCCCCCCACAGTCAGGTAAAGTTCTCTGTGGTTACTTACAGCCAGGTGATTTGGTAATCTGCATTCATGCCGTAACAACAGGTGTTCTGCGACGCTGACCACCTGTTGTTGCGACAAACGGTTATTTGCCGTTAAACTGTTCATGCGTTGGTTTTCTCCATAAAATTTGACGCCACGGCGCCCGGAGCTGCACACTCGCGGGCGTCACCCTTTTCTGGCGCGCAAAAAAACTCTGTATACCAGTGTCGAATGCTGTTGCAGCTTTGCGATCGCCTGATACAACTCCTCATCAATCACGGCTTTTTCATGTGGCTCAATAACGCCATCTTCGATAGCTACCCTGATTTGCTGGGAATAACTGGTGATCTGCTCAATCGCTTCCAGCAGGCGCTGATTAATATCTGCGTTATCCACTTCTTCCATATCTGCCAGCGGAACAAAAACGCCACCTGATGCCCTGGCTACTGAATGTGCCAGGTGATAGGTTCCTCCGGCACGTTGCAGTACCAGCGCCCACCCAATCGGGAAGATCTGATCACCACCAGTACGCAGGCGGTTAAACAGAGCATCTTTGGTGACATCCAGCCATTCCGCAGCTTCTTCATAACCGCCATGCAGACTGGAAATCGTCTTTTTAATCGCAGCCACCAGCCAGCGGGGCTGCTTTTCAACTTTCCATTCAGGTTCATGTCCCACGGATCTACTCCTTCTGCTGTGGTGGCGGTCAAATCGCCGAATCACTAAGCTGATATCTGTTTGGATACAAAATTTGCATCTCGCTAATTTCTCCGGCGTAAAATTGAGCCAGGCGCTCAGCAAGCTCTGTTGAAGGAGCCTGCTCGCATCTTTCAACCCGGCTTAATGTTGCAGGATCAACCTGAACCCCTTTAGCGACGTGCTGTAACGTATAACCATGCGATTTCCGCAATTTTCTCAATGGCGATTGCATAAAACCTCCTTCTTTTGCGTATGTCGCATGTTATTTCATACAGCAAACTTGCGCAAGTTGATTTGCACAATGCGCAAAAAATTAATGTAATGAACGCATGAATATAGGAAACCGTGTCAGACAACTTCGCCGCGCGAAGAACATGAAAATTGCTGAGCTAGCAGAAGCCATCGGCGTGGATGCCGCAAACATCTCTCGTCTGGAGACTGGCAAGCAAAAGCAATTCACCGAACAAACACTTTCTAGGCTGGCTGACTGCTTAGGTGTTGATATAGCAGAACTCTTTACCTCAGACTCAAAAGGTAATACTGTATGTAAACACAGTGATATGAGGAAGGATTCAGCTAACGTGAAGGATTTGTTCCGTATCGAGATACTGGATGTCAGTGCAAGCGCCGGTAATGGACTCATTCAGGGCGGTGATGTTATCGATGTAATCCATGCTATCGAATATAACAAGGACAAAGCATTAGCTATGTTTGGCGGGCGCCCTGCCGCTGAGCTTAAAGTGATTAACGTGCGCGGTGACAGCATGGCGCCAACAATTGAACCGGGAGATCTTATTTTTGTCGATATAAGCATCAACCAGTTCGATGGTGATGGCATCTATGTCTTTGGCTTTGATGATAAAATATACGTAAAAAGACTGCAGATGATCCCCGATAAATTATTGGTGATATCTGATAACACTAACTACAGGGAATGGAGTATTACCAAAGACAACGAGTGCAGGTTCGGCGTTTTTGGCAAGGTTCTGATAAGCCAGACGCAGTCACTCAAACGACACAATTAATAGAAAGCGTCGACAAGGCCACCATTATGGTGGCTTTTTTTTGACCCAAAATTGCATATATCGCAATTTTTTACTTGCGCAATGTGCAATTTAAATGTAATTTGCACTGCATAGAGCAGCGAACAGACAGGACGCCCACGAAGTAGCCGCCGGTGGCATACGAATGACCGGATGATTCGCTGACAGGTGTCTTCGGGAGGGGTTGCGGAACTGGGTTGACCACCAGCAACAGAAACTCAGCCACGATACGGAGCCGTTAACCCACGGCGTGGAGTGTAAATACCGTAGGGGTTGTAGCTGGTTGGTCGCCAGCGCCCCGCCCGAAGATACCTACCACCGCGCCTGATGTGGTTAAAAGCAGGCCAAAGCAATAACAAGTAACTCCCTGTTCTGGCGGCCCGGTGTTTTCCCACTTGTCCGGTAACCGCCAGCCTTTTTCAGGGCACAACAGAAAAAGGGCATCACCGGGCGACGGGCTCATAACGCAATCCACCCGGGCAAAAAGAAAGCGGCCTCTGCAAGCCGCCGACCAATGCAGGTGCCCTTCTCTGTTGTGTATGGAGAAAGTTCGGCGGTTGCAGCCGCCTTAACGAGGGTAAAAACCATGAGTAATGACCGCATGACCATTGTGCCAAGTTCTCTTGTCGAGCTAGATACCAAAATGCTTTTAAATTATTTATATTCAATACGTTATCGGTTACATTGATGAATTCAACAATAAGGATATTTTGGAGTCTAAAAGTGAATCAAAATCCATTCTCATTCTATGATTTTCTTGGATATCTAATACCTGGTGGATTTTTTATCCTGTTAATGTATTTCTGTGGTTTGACATTCGATTTAGATATTGTTGTTGATTTAACTGAATTGCTCAAAGGTCAAAGTCAAATTTTTTGGTGTTTTTAAACTATGCCTCAATAGTCATCATATCTTACATAGCTGGGCATTTTATATCGATCACATCAGCATTTTTCATTGAAAAATATATGAACGAAAAGTTGGGATACCCTTCCCAATATCTATTCAATAAGTTATCAGATGACTTAGAAATCGTTTGTACACCATCATGTTGTGAACAAGATGAAGATATTAAAAGAAAAATAAAATACCGCATAATCAAAGCAGTGCTATTACCCATAACACCATGGGATTACGCCACTCAAAAGTTATGTTATTCCCAATCATTGCCATTTCAATTAGCTAATACTACATGGCAAATAATTAAAGACGGCTATGAGAAAAAGTTCAGACTAGACAATGAATTATTAAAAGTTGGAACTGGTCTTCATGATGATCTTTTCAGATTGGCTTATCATTATGTCTATGAGTTTTCGAATCAACATCAATCAAAAATTCAAAACTATGTTGCATTATATGGCTTTTTGCAGAAATATTTGTTTGGTATTTATAATTACATTTTGGATATCCTTCCTAACCTTTATTTTTCGTTTAGTAGAAGGTAATTCTATTTCTTATAGTTTAGTTTCGGTACTACTTAGTTTTTTCTTCGTTCTATGTTTTCTACGTCGGGTTTGTGAAGTTTTATAGACGATATACTTTAGAGGTATTAATGGCATTCGCAGTACTACAAAGAAAAGACAATATTAATTAACATATTACTCCCAGGTGCAGCTGGGATAATGGAGAAATATATGCTGAGCCTCGATTGTGTTCCCATCTCAACTTATTGCAAAGAGACTGGCGAAACCCCGGATGCCATCAACAAACGTGTGCAACGTGGAGTATGGCGTGAAGGGGTTCAGGTGCTAAAGGTCGACGGCGTTAAGGAAAGATGGATTGATCTTAGTGAGGTTGCAAAATGGGCACGACAGAATCGTCTAAGCTCCCGCGCGGCGTAACCATCAGGAAACACCGCAACGGCGAAACCATCAATATTACTTTCACTTATAAAGGGGTTAAATGTCGTGAGCCTCTTTCCAATCTGGAAGTAACACCAAAGAACATTAAATACGCCGAGCGTACACTCGGCGAAATTCATAATAAGATCGAAAGGGGAACATTCATTTATGCGGAATATTTTCCCCATTCTGCTCGTTTGAAAATTTTTTGGTAATGCTGCCGCAGGCAAAACGGTAAAAATGTACCTAGACGAATACCTTGAAATCTGCGAAACGAGAAAACTTTCACCATCCACGATTGGTGGATATAAGAAATGCCGAAGCGCCCTGTCATCACTTCATATTTTTCCCGCAAGTGAGTTGACGCCGGCCGCATTGAAGACATGGATCCAGAGCCAGAAAACAACATTGAAGACTATCCGAAACCAACTTTCCTTCCTACGTTCAGCTTTGGATGAAGCGGTGACGGATGGTGTGCTTCAGATTAACCCTGTATCACTGGTAACAGCCTCACGATACCAAAGTGATAAATCAGAGGCAGAAAGTAGTTATGTGGTTGATCCGCTATCACCAGCAGAAGTTGATGCTTTGCTATCTGCTGCTGGCAATAAGCAGTGGGAGAATCTTTTCCGGTTCGCGATACAAACAGGGCTGCGTAGTTCCGAATTGTGTGCTCTTCGTTGGCGTGATATCGACTTTGTAGGGAAGACTGCACACGTTCAAAATGCCAGTGTAGTTGGCGTCATCAAAGGAACAAAAACAAAAGCCGGTACGAGGAAAGTAGAACTGACTGAAGAGGCATTGGCAGCTCTAGCCAGCCAGAAACTGTTCACTTTCATGAAAGATGAAACTATCTTCGAAGATCCAAAAAGTAATAAACCGTGGGCTAGTGCTGATGCGATAAGAAAAAAAGCATGGGTGCCAACTCTACGAAAAGCAGGCATCCGCTACCGAAATCCATATCAGACAAGGCATACAGTTCGCCGACCAGCCATATCAGCCGTGGCGCCAACCTATTCTGGCTAGCAGCCCAAATGGGTCATAAAGGTCCTGAAATGCTATTCCGACACTATGGTCGCTACCTTAAAGAGTATGATGGTAAAAGTTCTATCATGCAGTTGAATAATAACAGTAAATAACTAATAATCTCTGTCTGGGATATGGCAGAGATTAAAACATGGAAAAACACTTCTGATATTATTTTTATCTACTCTTACTGCATTAGGCACTATGGGTTCTGCTATCGCTGCATCTTATGCAGTCAAACAAACAATTAAGCAAAGAAAAATCGCAATAACGCCTCAGTTGGTAATTAATAACTTCCCGGTAAGAAGTAAGGAGATTTACGATAATTCGTATCATTCATTCCCTATTTCCATAGAATATTTTATGCAACACAAGCCTGAAATAATCAATGTAGGTTCAGGTGTTGCACTAAACACTACAATAACCGTAGAGTTCGATTTTCTTTCTAAAATGCTTTATTTTGCAGAAAATGAATTCAAACTTAATGGCAAGTATAATTTCCTATTTGAGGATTTAAGCACCCCTCAAGAGTACAAGAAAAAATTCTTACTAAACGGAATGGGTACAAGGCTGTTAAAGGAAGCAGAAACAACTTTCAACCTTGGGTACATCCCACCACAAAACAACAATGATAATAAAGTAAGTATAAATTTATCAATGTTCTACATCGAAACACTAGTGAATGAATTATTATTTTTAAACAAACTAAACAATAAAACAATTGATGTTATTGACGGACCATTATTTAAGTTATCATATAATGACATAGATGGTAATGAGTATAAAAACACATTATAAAAGCAAATTAAATATCTATGACACGAGAAAATCAACAAATAAAATAGCATTTGCTGGTATGTTAGAGTTTGAAGCAGACAAACATAGATGGACTCAAAGAAGACTACAAAGGATACGCAAAAGCTACGCAGATTTTATGGAAGAACACGATTACAATAAAAACAAATAGTTATAACATTTCGGACGCTGGTTCAACTCCCGCCAGCTCCACCAAATCATGATCCGGATACGTCCGGTGAAGTACAGAAAGCCCGCATGACACAAGCCCTGCGGGCTTTTTTACATCTATTGCCGCCTGGTGAGGATTGCTGAGAGCCTCACGGGCATTGACGTCAAATGACGCAATGGGTGACAGGGCAAAACGCCAAAAGTCTCACCAATAACTCCCGAAAGAATTGGAATACGAGAGTCAAAGAAAATAGAACACTCACTGAGAGTCCTGCCTGGCTGGGGCAAAGCTCGCAGTCAGACTGTCGAGCATAAAGATAAGCAGTTGCCCGTGAGACGCCAGGATGTTGGGCTACGGTATCCATAGATTTACGAAGATTCAGCAGACCTTCTTTGCGAAGCTTAATGATCAATTCTTTTCTGTCAGCTGCTTTAAGCGTCCTGGCCGTAGTGGCACGAGCAGCGGCGAAACTATCTATGCGCTGTCGAATGGTCTCTGTTCCTCCAGGAGCTAATATTTTTTCACGGTAATTTTTTATTACCGTAGGCGTTATTCAGCGTAGTCCGAAGACGTGATCCTGCTCACCCAGTCAAACATAACTTGCATATGATTGCCATTGGATGTCCTCACACCAACCTGACACGCATTTACGCCTGTCGTTTTGCCAGTCAAAACCTGTCCATACTTCATATAGATTTTGATACCGACTCCCTGTTTATAGCACTTATTGCAAATCGAGAAATAATCTCTTCTTGATGGAGTATATTGCTGAAGATTAAATTCGTTAGCTGGCACCAGCGAAAGATTAAAAGCGTCATTACCTGATAACTCTTCAAGAATTGCCAGAGACTCTAATTTAACTTCAATGCGCTTATTTCCTTTAGGTTTATCCGAAGCCAGAATCAAATTTTCCCTCGGATTAAACTTCGCAATGTAGCCTGTGATTATCCGGGCATTATTACTCACCAATCGAACAGGGATATCATTAAAACGTAGAAATTGAACTCGACGAGCAAGCATAGAATAATCCCGCGGCCATATTTCAGCCTCTCGCCCGTAGGAAATATCATTTACAGCCATACATTCCATAAAGATATATTCATCTATGCTGAATGAAAAAGCCCCGAATTCACGGGGCTGAATAAAACGAAATAAATTAACGTAACAGAGACAGCACGTTCTGCGGGACCTGGTTAGCCTGTGCCAGAACGGAAGTACCGGCCTGCTGCAGGATCTGCGCGCGAGACATGTTGGAAACTTCGGTCGCATAGTCGGAATCTTCGATACGGCTACGCGCTTCAGACAGGTTGTTTACGGTATTGCCCAGGTTGGTGATAGCGGAGTTGAAACGGTTTTGTACCGCACCCAGATCAGAGCGCAGCGCATCCACCTGCGCCAGCGCGGCATCAATTTTCTGCAGCGGGTTTTCGGTGGTTTTAGCGGCTGCTTCAGCCAGCTCTGGTTGTGCTTTGAAATCATGACCAGCGGCTTTGCTGGCATTGTAGGTTTTACCGTCGATAGTAACGACTTCGGTTTTACCATCTACGCCACCCAGTTGGTTAGCCGCTGTTTTGGTAGTGCCGTCAGCAGCAGTATAACTTGTGGTTTTAGCTTTAATTGCTCCTGTCGCTTCATCGTAATCTGCAGCGTAATACTTATCGCCAGCTTTAAGCGCATAACCGCCTTCAATTGTCTTACCATTTTTATCGGTATAAGACATTTTGACCAATGTCGCGGCATTTGCATCCGCAGATGAAACGCCCCCATCTTGTAAGGCTTTTTTCGTGGCAGCATCTGCTGCTACAGGAGCATTAACCTGTACCTTAGTAACAGCGGTATCACCTGTAACAGTAGATTTAGTTGGAGTAGCACCGAATGATACAGCCCCTGTAGCACTATCAACGGTAACTTCATATTTACCATTTTTGGCAGTATCCCCCGCATCGGTATAACCACTTACAGTGAGCATAATATTTACCATCCTTAAAGGATACGGCGGCAGTCAATGTATCGCCAGTTACTGTCGGGTTGCCTAATGCAGCTTTAATATCAGTTGCAGTTGGTGCCGTAAGCGCCTGAGTACCATCACTATAGGTAGAGCTGATAACGTCTGTCGCAGAAACATCATACGCTTTCTGCACGTTCAGTGAATCCAGACCCAGGGTCTGCGAGTTGATCTGCTTCAGATCGATATCGATGGTTTCACCGTCGTTGGCACCAACCTGGATGGTCAGGGTGTTGTCCTGCGCCAGGACTTTCACGCCGTTGAACTGAGTCTGGCCGGATACACGGTCGATTTCGTTCAGGCGCTGGGTGATTTCAGCCTGGATGGAGTCGAGGTCAGACTGGGAGTTGGTGCTGTTAGCAGACTGAACCGCCAGTTCACGCACACGCTGCAGGTTGTTGTTGATTTCGTTCAGCGCGCCTTCAGTGGTCTGCGCAATGGAGATACCGTCGTTAGCGTTACGGGAAGCCTGAGTCAGACCTTTAATGTTCGCGGTAAAACGGTTAGCAATTGCCTGTCCTGCCGCATCGTCTTTCGCGCTGTTGATACGCAGACCGGAAGACAGACGCTCGATAGCGGTGCCCAG